GGGCTTCCAGTTGAATCCGGGCCATCTCAAGCTGGAGCTTCTGCATATCAACTTGAGCGCGCATCTGATCTGCCTGAGCCTTCATCTGTTCGGCTTGAGCTAGAACCATGTTGGGGTCTTGAGCCTGACCTTGCATCTGCATCTTCTGCTGGAGTTCGGCCCTTTCCTCATCAGTCATCTGGGATTCAGGGATGATACCTTGTGCGAGCATCTGCGCCCGTCTACGTTCTGCAAGAGCGTCAGCAACAGGGGACACTACGTTGCGCAGCATCAGGTCACCACCGAGCTTCAGGATATCGGGATCAACCTGAGCCAAGTCGATCATGGTTCTCAGGGTCTGTTCCTGACGATTCCTGAAACTGGGACCGGCCTTGCATACAACGTCATACGTCCCGACAGACAGGTCGTTCACCTTAACTACCTTGCCAGTCTGGTTATCAATAACCTCTTGGTTGATCGGCTTCATCTCCATCGAGCCGTCTTCGTACATCAACCTCATTTGACGCTGGTTGTCATACACCTTGGGGATAGTGGAGACCAGAATCTTCCCGGTGTATCCAATGGCAATCTCAAGAGCTTGGAAGTATTTGTGAGTACCGTTGTCGCCCTTGCTTTGTAATCTCTCGATGGCAACACCAGATTGAAGACCCGGGTTGTCGCCCATGTTAGAAGCGAACAAGCCAGCAGACATTCCAATAATTCCGCGCATTGCTTCGGAGATCGTCCTGAGTCCGGGGTTGATCTGAGCGCCACCCTGCTGCTGTGGAGCGCCGGGAACCTGCGGATCAGGATTGTAGAACTGTACCGGATCACTATTGGTATTTAGAGTCTGAAGCTGTAGCTCGTGTCCAGCAGCCTGCGCCATAGTCATCCAGTATTTGGAACGTGGAGCCAGTGCGCCTTCCTCGATCTCACGAGAAAGTGAATAGTTCAGGACTCTCTGAGAATCCATGAGCTTTTCTACAGCGCCATAGTAGATCGTCTTGTTCTCGAGTATCTTGAAGTTAGCGTAGACAGGAACAACCGGCAGATAGCAGAAAGCAGTATCTCGGTCATCCTCAAGCCAATCGGAGGCATCAAACAACCTCGAACAGACTTTCTTGTACTTGCGCTCTCTCCTACGGACTTCGGTAACACCCATCGCCTCTAGCTCATCGGTGATGGTCTCGAAGTCATCGTTTACCTCATGCACCTGTCCGTTAGACATCAAGACCAGTTCGCGCATTTCCTCTTCGATGTACAACAGTTCACCGATAACCACGACCTCGGACTTGTCGTAGTAGGCATCACTCTCGCGGTCATCCGATACACTCGAGCCTGAACCTTCCGGCCAGCGAGCGTAGTATTCACTGGTAGCAATTGGGTGTAGGACGAAGCAGTATCTTGCATCGCACTTGTCCTGCATTTGGGCAGACGGGTCAAACCATACCCTATCAATAGCATTGCCAATGGGTTCGATGAGCAGGTCTTGGTCAAAGGAATTGTCATCAGCGAACTTCTGCACTACTCGCCATGCATCAAACCCACACGTTACCGCACCACGCCCAGCAGCAGAGTAGATCAGGGAAGCGTTGGAAATGGTTTCAAGGTTACGGATGATTGCGTCATAGACCTCGGCAATATCCTTCGTAGCTGCGCCACCGGCAGGGGAGACCTTCACATCGAAGTCAGCTTGTTCTAGCTCTCCGGCAATCTGGTCAACAATGGGGGAAGCCATGTCAAACGTGTAGCGTGGCTTGTTGATGTTGTTGTTCCACCAGTATGGTTCCCACTGCCCATCCCGCTTAGAAACGAACAGGTGAGCCTCGCGAGCCTTCTCGCGGTTGTCGTGGTCAGCCCACTGCGCAGCCTTGAGCATATTGATAACGTCATCGTGAGAGTCATACTTCTCGCTCTCGTCATAGATTTCGTCACCCATCTCGGACGCTTCTTTGCTGATGTAACTGTCGTCTTTCGAGTCCAGTTCTGTTCCGCTTTCGTACTCGGCCATTATCTTCCACCCCATCCGGCGAATTTGATTGTAGCCACGTTAGACAATGTGGCCTTGGGTGAATACATACTCATCATGAGAGAATCACCCATGTTTGGAGACGGCAACTGGTACGGTTTCTTCGCCATCTCGATCTTCGACATGATCTGTATCTTACCATTATTGTTACGCTTCAGGGGAATACGGCAGACTTCAGCCCTAAGCTGATCTAGGTTATCAATGTTTGAAGAGAGTGAAATCATCTCGTCTGGATTGATATATCTCTTCTGCTCCACTGCTCTCCAGGTTGCCTCGAACCGTTCCCGTAGTTTCCACCAGTATTGCGCTCTCTTGTTGAAGAAAGTATCACGATTGGTTTTGTGTTGATCCTTGTCACTGGCGTAGATCGAGTCAGCATCATCGGGAGTCTCTGATCCTCGGAACATCCACCACTGCATCTTCGTTCCAGTCAGCGCCTGCTCAACCTGACGCTTTAAACTGATCCCCATACCATCACAGTCCCACACAAACCAATCTGCTCCAGCCCTTCGTGATTCTTCCAGCGCCCAGTCCATGCCAGCGTTAGAATCTCCTGTTGTCTTCTCCATGACCTGAAGAACAACCGAACCCCTGCGGATAGCCAGACCCTTCGTATCTCCACCCTCGTCAGATGGATCGTGGGAAGCAATGATTGCGCCTTCAGGTTTAAAGCCCAGCTTTTCGTGAGCGTCAATTGCAGCATCGAACCACTCTACCGGAATGATTGAGTCCTCTACCTCATCGTAGTATTCACCCATCCAGATATGACGATAAAGAGCGGTTGACAGGTTGGATTGGTCATAAGCCCGTTCTTGTTCTAGTACGTCCGGGAAGAATGGGTTGTCGTCGTAATTCACCCACAGGACAAGATGCAGGTCATCTTCGTATATTTTGTCCCTTCTCAACTGCTTCTCCCAAGGTTTGATGAATCGCTGGGAGAATACATCGGATGAATGCCTTGGGTTCCCTGTCATCCAGATCTCGGAATCCTCTGACCGGAGAGTAGGCGTTAGAGCCTTGAGAGAATCGAACGATATGGTCTGAGCCTCTTCCACCCAGAACCGTTTAAACCCATGCATGGACTTGATGCCTTCTGGGTTTCTAGCGAGACCTCGGAACTTGAAAGCATCCTGGCCGTTGTGCTGGATGGAGCTGGCCTGAACCTTAAAGCCCTGTAGGTCTAAGCGTTCAATCTCAGCAGAGAGGAGAGCGTGAACAGAGTCATCCATCGAAACTTGGAACTCTCTGAAGCAAGCCGTCCGAATCCCCTTGGTCTGCGCATCCATCAGGCAGATGTCACCGACGCTCTGTGACTTACCTGATCCCCTGCCACCGATAACGATCTTGAACCGCTTGGGCTTTTGCAGCAGCGGCAAGAGCTTTCTCGGCACCGTCATCTCAGGCATCGACTACCTTGATCGTCCAAGTCATGTCAGTCTTGATCGCTCCACCATCAGCGCCAGTCTGCTCTACTCGGTCATGGTATCCATGCTTGCTCAGAACCAGCTTGGTGATGGCTGCGTTGAAGTCCCCTGAAAGCCCCTTGGTAATCAGGACTTGTTGCTGCTTGGTTTTAATTTTTGCTAACAACCCTAAAAATTCAGCGTTAGCTTCACAGTCCCAGTTGTAAACAGTCTGCTCTGAAACCTCACACGCAACAGCAAGCCCAGCAGCGGACGGGATAACATCTCCATACTTTTCAAAGTGTTGGAGATAATCGTAGGCTCTCTCAACGATCTCTGGAGTGAGCTTGCTGGGTCTTCCTGCGGGCATTACTCGAACTTCCCTTTGGACTTCTTGGCCTTCTCAGCCACGCTTAAAGCAATGGCTACAGCTTGCTTCTGGCTTTTTCCAGATTTCATCTCTTTCTTCACGTTAGCGGACACTGACTTCGGACTGTACCCTTTTTTCAATGGCATTGTTTTAACTCCTCTTTTGAGTAGGTCTTGTGGGTCTCGGTAAAGTGATTCCAAGCGTCAGACATATACTGGATGTAAACCTGTTTTGAGTTTCCGTTATCAACACATATCCCAATGCACATTGCTGAACAGATTTTCATGGCGTCTTCAGCAGAAACGTCCATTGCGTCCAGTAGACTAGCTATTTGCTCGAAAACTTGCTCAGGTGTCATGGCGTCAGTTTAACCCCTTGTATGATAATTGTCACCTTGGCACCATGTAGCTACAGCGATTGTTGATATCTCCGTAGTTCCATGTTTCGCTTCTTTTTTAGCCGTTGTTGGGTTAACAGTGGATTGAATGGATTCTGTCAGTCATCTGACGGGATAACAACAGGCCTCCAATCGGTGGAATCTTTGTTACTTTTCCCCACATTACAGTCTGCACATAAAATTTGAAGGTTATTGAAGTCTAGCGCCAAACTGGGAAACTTGGATCTTGGCTTGATATGGTCAACGTGGATTATCACCTTGTGATCCCTGTAGTTCCTTCCACACGCCAGACAAGACCCACCATACTTCCGAATGACCCTATACCTCAGTTCCTGCCACTCCTTGCTCTCGTAAAAGGATTTGCGATCTTCAGAAGTCTCCTTTTGGCGCTTGGGCTTCTTCGTTGATCCGGTCGTCTTGAGATCAGGAATGTCACTCCTCTCAGGCTTCCATGACCACCCATCATGCTTTGGGCTGGCAGCGTTGATTACTACAGGAATCACCTTCTCGCGCTTTTTCTTCTTCCGACTAGCCATACTCATGAGTCGGTGTAACTGCTCTTGGCTTACCTCAACCTCTGACAACCTCGTCATCAGTTTAGGGCCAGCACCTACCAGCGTCTTGACGTACTCTATCTGTTTCTTGCTAAAGGCTCCTCTGACGTTCCTGGCCTTATCAATCTGCTCTCTGCTTAGTCTCATAATATTCCCTATGGAAACGGTTGCTAGCTGCAAACAAGCCCCTACCCCTGAACAGGGCATAGAGGCTGGTTATTCCCCACGGAGCCACGTATAGCTTCGCTTTGGGTGTTGCCTCAGAGTAGTTGGCAATACCAGCAATTCAAGTGCCTATCTCGCACCCTCCACGGCTTAAATTACTTAGCAGCCTTGCGCCTGTGGTTCGTTCATGGCGCACTACACTTTGGCCGGTCTGTTTGCCCTTTCAGCAATACCACAGGTACGCTTGACAGGTGACGTTTCTCTCCAAAAGTGTTCAGGCACAAAAAAACCCCTTTAAATGGGCTGGCTGGTTGTGAGATAGGCGCGCAAACAAGACAATTGGCCTTACCAGAACCAGCCCACTTAAAGAGGCTTTAGTCTTGAATTGCGCTCCAGGGTCTCACTCCCGGCCAGATTTTCGCCTGACGCGCACATTATAATCATCTTATCGAATAATGCAACACTATTCTTTCATCCAGTGTGCTTCCCTGCCTTTTGACCATTTGATCTGCTTGTGAACCAGCCACTTCTCAACCTCTGGTAGCATTGGGCGGTTGGGATTCACGTTCAAGGACCTCGGCCATACTCCGAACTTCTCCTTGTACTTGTGAGCAGCAAAGCCCTCTGAATAGCCTTTCACCCTAGCGTAGCGGAGTAGGGAGCTATACCACTCGGACTTTTCAGCCATCGAGTAATTACGGGTCTTTTCAATCTTCTGGAGCATCGTCCCATCGGTTTCCAACTGCTCACGAATCGGGATCATGTATCCACACTGGCATCGAATGCCCATCATCTGCTTTTTGCACACAGGACAAGTCTGAACACGCTTCTCCTTCTCCTCACGTTCCTTGATCTGCTTCTGTTCACTGAAGTTCTGCTCGCCATCGTCTAGCATGGAAGGCACCAATGATTCAGCAAAACCATGTCTAGCAACATTCCCAGCATGATCTAAATAGATTGCTTTATCCTTGCCCGGAGCAGTCCTGAATATACGTCCAGCCCTTTGCTGGTAGACAATCAGTGAGCGAGTAGGGAAGCAGTCGATCAGGGTGCGTACAGTCGGAGCGTCATAGCCTGTATTAAGGAGTCTTGAGCAGCTCAGGATTTTAATAGTCCCGTCATCGTGGGCCTTGAACAGCCGCTTCCGTTCCTCCTCGTCCATGTATCCATCAATGTGAGCAGCACTGATCCCGGCATCCAAAAAGAGGTCAACAAGGTACTTGCTATGTTTAATCGATGGGCTGAAGGCTATGGTTTGTCCTACTCCATGCTCCATAAAATTTTTAACGATATCCCCCGCCAACTCCTTGTCGTTCTCAATGGCTTCAGAGAGTGCTTCAGGGTCGTAGTCAGATCCACCCGTCTTGAGTGCCTTAGTCTTGATCCCCTTCGTTGATACCGACCGGCCACCGTAGTAATCCACCGGACACAGGTAGCCCTGATCCAACAGCTCCTGAGTCGTGATCGGCACTAGGAGATCGTCATACACCTTGCCCAACCCTTTCGAGTAGGGAGTCGCTGACAGACCAATGAACGGCACTTGGTTATAGCGATCCATCAACTGAGTCAGGGAGTCGTACATAGTCGCGCACTCGTCCACTATGGCTAAATCGAACTCCGGCTTCCTGTCGCGTCTCGCCACAGTTTGGATACTGGCAATCTGAATTGGTTTAGAGTGATCGGTCTGGTAGTGCTGCGCCTGCATTACCCCAAAGTCCAATCCCAACGATTCCATCGCATTTATGGTCTGATCTAGGAGCTTTACGCGATCACAGAAAAACACACAGCGACGACCCTTCTCGGCAGCAGCCTTGAGTAACCAACCAGCTGTGATCGTCTTTCCGAATGAGCAGGGAGCAGCCAGCAGTGGTCGTTTGTGTCCGGTTCGGAGCGAGTGCCGGATCATCTCAATCGCTTTAATTTGATGCGGTCTTAATTCCATACTGTTTACCCTCTTTTGCTTTTTGTTATGAATCCAGCAGTATACATAAAAAAAGGGAGCATATACAATGCCCCCCGTTAGCCCTCAGCTGTACCGCTTTAGCCCCTTCGCCGGGGCTTTTTAATCACTTCTCAATTATTAATCCACACTCTATACATTTATAGCTCGAAATCGTCCCCACCCAAGTCCCCAGTCTGGACTCGTACTTTACTTGAGGGACTAGAGTGTGTGCAGAATGCTGCTCGCTCTTTTGCTGACAGGGTGTTGAATTGATAGGAAGACATTCCGATTGGTATTTCCTCAACTCTACCGCCACGGCTTAGAAACTCCTGTTTCTGCTGATCTAAATTAGACAACCAGTCTGGCTGACTTCGTTTCCCTGAGTCGGTTAAAACAAATCTTCTAGTGCTTCTCTGATTCATGGCACTCCTCATTGTGATGGCAGTTATCACAGATATTCACTATTCGCTCCAGTGACAGCATGATCGGTTCGTAGTTTTCGCATACATCAGGAACCTTATGTCCCCAGGTTGAAGGATCGCATCTACACTGTTGAATATTAGTCATCGCCATACTCCATTTCGATTAACATTTCGATGCAGTGGATAGCTTTCAACAAGTCTTGCTTGCCGCCCTTCACCTTATACCGAGTTACATATTTGATAGCAGTGTGCTGGCAAGCGTTTAGGTTGTTCTTCATTGAATATTCCATCGGCTGGATCGGCATGAATTTGTAATGGTCGCCGCCGACCTGTTTACTGATTGCTGTCATCTCGGCTCCTCTATGTTTTCGCTGATTATTCTCCCGCACAGTCTGCATTCTTGGTGAAACATTCCATCGTGTATCCACCCGCCTTTCGTGAAATGGCCTAGCGTTTTACACAGCCACATGGCAAGTCTGTATAGAATAGGCTCACTCATAATGCTTTCTCCCTGTTCATTTCACCAAGATCTGCCTTACAAAATGGGCAGGCGTTCAGAAGCAAAGGTTTATCGCGCAGACCGCTTTTGTAAAACACACCCTTCAGCGCCAAATTTCCACCAATCACTTGTCGCCAAGCATGGAACCCGTCTTTTGCGTCCTCGACTTCAATCAATCCGGCCAAGTGCTGGCAAAGTGCAGTGTCGTTACATTTGCTCATCGCATAACCTCACTGTCTTTTATAAAGACTCCGTTCCCGTTTAGAAATCCCTTCCGATCCCGAATACTGTAGTAAGATATGCCGAGACACTCTTCTAGTGTAGTACCTGACATCACTGCCAAGTTGTTAAGCACTACCAAACAATCCCCGATGTCATCCCTCACATCCCTTCCCTTAGCGATATTCGATGCCAGTTCACCCATCTCCTCTGCCAATTTCAAATACTGCGTTTCCCTCCGGCCATTCTTAAAAATTAGTCTGTCTTCGCTCCACTTGGTACACTGCTCAATTAAACTTTTAATATCATTCATACAAGCCTCACAATAATTGCAACCAAACATAAAATCATAGCCAACAGGCCGAACACGGTTATCATTAATTGAGTTAGCAGTCGGATCATAAGCTTGTCCTCGGCTTGTACCTGATCTTGTCCAAATCCAGCGAACGGATGTAGGCGTTGAACCTGCCCATTACCTCATCTCTGGTTGCGCCGAACCAAGTGAGCTTGACCAGCCCGTCATCGGACTGGAGCATCCAGAAATGATCTGAAATCTTCTTGAGTACCATCACTCATACTCCTTATGGCTTCCGATCTCTTCGTTTATGTCATACCCTTCCTGATACTCCATCCACTCCTGTGAATCCGGCTTCAACCAGATTATCGTTTTGCCAACCATCTTGTGCGGCACCCGGCCACGGCGGTAATAGCTATCGGCAGCGCCACGGTCAAACGGACTACCATGCGCCTGATTAATTCCCTCTGCGCGATCTAATGGGTTCATTGCAGCACCCCATCAACCAGTTCAAGGATGATATAAAGCCAGACGATGTATACACACGCGGCGGCCAGGAAAGTGTTTATCACTCGTTTCATTTTGCAGCTCCTCAGAAATCTACCTTTTGGTTGGCAGTGGTCGGAACTGTAAAGCGTATGCTTTAGCTTTTCAAGTATTAGTTTGTAACAATTCCCGCCAGTTCCGGGAAGGCTGCTCACCACGCTCCAATCGCCTGATTTCCTCGGATACCTCAGAACGCATCTGGATCAGCTCTGGAGCCGTCCACGCTTTGACCCTTGGGGCAGTATCCAAGTAATCGACAATCGCGCTCCCGTAGCGTTCTAGAAGCCCTGAACGGTATCCTTCGATATTGCCAGACTGATATAAGTTGCAAGGGACACAAGAGGCATGTAAACCACGCAAGTCGTACCTCAGAAAGCTGTTAGCTCCCCTTGACTTGAAATGACTAGCGTTCCTCATCCTGCCCCCCTGATCTGGCCTACCGCATGAGATACATGGCTTCCCTTGATCCAAGATAAGGCAAAGACGGTTGACAGTTGATTGTGTGAGTTTATGTTGGTGCCGGATATCCCCAGCTTTTACTTGAGCCTTTTGCGCTTTGTGTGTGGCCTTCTGAGCCTTTTCCTTGGCCTTCTGAGCCTTCGCCCTGCCGTAGTCCACGGCGTGTTGCAGTGAGCAAAAAGAGCCTGCTGGGAACCTCAGAACAGAGTCTGATTGGAAATACTCCCGACAGTGGAGACAGCGGAATTTACTGTTCGCCATCTTCCACTCTCATTTCCCTCAAAATAGCTTTCTCCCACGATTTACAATCCGGGCAGTACCACCCCCTACGCTGCGGGCGATCAAGCATTTTCCCGTCTTGAGAAATGTGAGTTATGACTTGTTTTGCTATACCGCCACATTGGCATGGTTTTTGTGTTAGATCAGTCATAAAGTTTTTTTCCAGTAAACGGATTCTCTCAACGCCCAAGGTTTTACCTGGATAGGCCAGTAAGGTCTGTACCCCATATCAATCAGGGATTGCATACTAGACGTTGAGCTATTCGCCGTGTCTGTGATTGAGTATTTAAGTCCGTGTTTACGCGCCCAATCCTCTCGAAGTGCAATCAACTCCCTCTGGAATCCCCGCCCTCGATAGTCTGGATGAACCCCTGCGCGGGACAGGTACATCGTTTGTTTATAACCTCTGGATTTCCGCGCTAACCCAAAAGCAATCATTTGTTTCCCATGATAGAGAGCAAATGCGCATCCACCTCTATCACAATCTGCTGGAGTGTCGTTGGGTAAACAGATCAACTGCAACTCGCGTAATGCTGCCTTTTGCTTCGGGCCAGTAATACGGGTCACGGTAATCATATCTACCCCTTGAACTCGGCAGGATCAGGCCGAACAGTAAACCGTGATCTTTCGCCTTTTTCTTTATGATATGTAATCGCTTTGGCTTCTCGATTACTGAATAGAAACCCTCTAGCTCCATGAGCGTCCCTAGCTGAAAGGGTAGGATGCTGTTCAACTAGAATCCCTCCCTTGTCGATCACTTTCTGATGGTGCATATGTCCGGTGTGAATGTAGGTATATTCGCACTGCCCATGCTCGCTTCTAAACTTTGGATCACTGGCAAACAATAACGGGAGCTGATCCATCTTTTGAAGGTGACCATGATGCCAACCTATGAATGTTTTTCCCCATCGATAAAAGTAAAACGGAAAGGGAGAGTCATCTACAGTCACGCGAGGATTATCCCTAAATGTATTAGCCATGATCGCTCTAAGCCATACACTTGAAGCTAGATCGTGATTACCCTCACACATTAGAACGTGTACTTGGTCATGTTTGTGTAGCAGCATCTCAACTGCCTTGAGACATATTCCTATCGCGGTTTGCACTAACAACGGAAATCGAGTATCTGCATCGAGTACATTCTTCGCACTCGGAGTAAGAGCCAACAATCCATCCCAATGTAGCAAGTCTCCAAGTTGAGCAAACACACCCACTTTGGAATCAGGGCTTCCGGCCATCATTTCTGCAAAAGCGTTTAACAGTACGTTTTGAGCTATCTTCATGTCCCAGCTTGCGCCAGTTTCATCCGACCAAGAATACATCCCTAGATGGAAGTCGGTGAGAGTGTAAACAGTGAGTAAGTCAGAAAAGGATTTAGGCGGCTTCTTAACTCTGGTGAAAGGCTTAATCCCTTTGCTTAAATCCTTGATAGCAGACTGGAAGGCACTTAAATGGTTCTCGCGTTTATAGTCTGTTTTATTCCAATACATCAAAGTAGTTTCCGATCCATCCTCTCCTACTTTGACTAAAGCCGATCTCCCTTTAAGTGCTTGTGGCTGAGGACTGACCATTGTCATTGAATTGATCGGGTCATACCCCGCACTAGATAAAATTTCCTTGATCCGTTTTATCATTTGAAAGGTCGATCTCTCTGATACCTGTCTATGTCTCGAAATTTTAGAGACCGACATTCCGTCCGCGAGCATATTGAAAATCTCTTTTTGCTCAGGGCTTGTAAACAACTCAGTCAGTTCAACGGGAACGTCCTTCCAGCTCCAGTCCGATTTCATGCGCACCTCTGCTCAGGATGTTTCGTTAGACAGCTTATCATTGTTGACCGTCTCTTGCTTTTAGCTCCATGTCTTCATCGTGCCATCCAGCGACCCACCACGACCGTTTCCAGTCGAGCATAGACAAGTTACAAGCCTCAATCGGGAAAGCAGCCCTCCTGGCCTGCCTCCCTAGATCGTACATCTGAGATTCACTCTGGTTCATTGTTCACCGGCCAGGGTACTGAGATACCGAACTTCGCACTAAGATGACGATTCAGGACTTCGTACACTTTCACATAGTCACCCCGTTCCGGTTCTGTAGTGGATTCCTTGTCCAGCATGATCTTTTGAATCGGACGCCACAAATGCTCCTTAGCCATCATACCGTCATCGTCCCACGGTATATCTACTTCCGGTTTCATCACCCGCTTCATGTCATACCCGGCGTCATTCAGTGCTTTTGACACCTCCTTTAGCCATACATGGAGACTTGCATTTTGCTTAGGGGTGCGTTGCCTACCGTGTCGCCAGGTGAACACCACATACTTCCTCTTCTGGAACTCCTCCTGTGCAAAGTTCATAAACTGCTTCAGAGAGAAATCACTGTTCACAATCCAGGATAGACCCTCACTCACAGGCAACCAGCAGAGCCATTAACTCTGCCGCCTCCATGCCCATGCTACGAGCAATCCGAACAATAGTGCTGTACTTGATGTTTTCCCGTCTCATGTACGAATGCAGCAACTGCGGACTGCAATCAATGGCCCGAGCGAAGTCAGACTTGGTAGAGTAGTTCTTCTCTACATATTTGCGTAATTGGTTACCAAGATGCATGGTTGATCCTCAGAAGGGAATATCGGAGTTGTCAATTTCCTGCTTAGGTGCAGATTTAACCTGCTTCGCTTCCTTCTTTTGAATCTTAAAACTAAGTGCTGGCTGGTTCTTGCTCTTGTCGCCCACCCAGGCAGATACCCAGTATTCCACGCCCTCGACGTTGATTGAGCCAGTGTGTGTAGGGTGCTTGTCCGTCTTCCGATCCTTGTTGCCCCAGATAGCGCCAGTATTAGTGTTGTCGAAATTAGCCATTTAGATCACCTCGTTGTCATAGGAAAGTAAAATTGTTTGCCTGTTTACCGATTGGAGAGCCATATTCCAAACCTCACCAACCAGATGCCGTATCTCAGCAGGTTCCTCACTGAACTCCACCCCAAACCACTCCTTATACATTAGTTCGAGCATCATTTCTTGAATGCCTCCACGTTGATCTTGATGTTCTCGACCAGTTCCTTGAGAGCTTCATGCAAAAGAGTGCAATACATATCGTCCCTGTTCACTCTAACTAGCAGGGGTTTCATATCAGGATGGTAGCTCAGGAAATCACACCACTTTTTATCCATGACCAGCATCTGACCCTGCACTTGTGGAATGTAGATTGAAGGTATAACTCCGTCCCTCAAAACCTCCACTTGGGTATAAGCCAGCGGGCATTTGATCTCCAATAATCCATCACCCACTACGCCATCGGGACTACACCCGAACCCGTCAT